ACAGGAAGCTTTTAAGAAGCTAAATGTAAAAAACGGACGTGAATTATGCCGTAAGTTTTATGAACGATTATCGGGAATTGAATTTACCTTTGATTTTTCTCCGATAGTTAGAACGGTAGTAACGTGCTGTTTATTGTTTGTTTTAATCCTTGATTCGCATTGTGAAAGGATAAGATTAAGAAGTACGCGAAGTATAGCAAGGGTCGAAATGGTCTTCCGATCTAGGGCTAAGAGATATGATTGTTGTTTATTATAAAAAATAATAGGAGGAATTATGATTGGATCAGAAAGAATATCAAATGATACTCGCTTGATAGATTTGACAGTTGGGGAATTAAGGGCATTGCTTCAAGATGCTATCCCTGTAAATAATCCTCCGGAATCAAAAGAATATGTATATGGGCTAAAAGGGATAGCTGAATTGTTTCATTGCTCTTATACGGAAGCTTATCGTATTAAGCGCAGTGGAAAGATAAAAAAGGCTATAAAGCAGGATGGGCGTAAAATAATTACAGACGCTAAAAAAGCATTAGAACTCTTTGGTAGATAATCTATTGTTTAACTATAATCCCGGAGTAAGGACTCCGTGCGGTATCCAGTCCGCTATTTAAGTTTTGAATTATCCCCGTATGGCTTTGCTGTTCGGGGCTTTTTGATTAACCACTTTAATAATATATAATCATGAAAAAGAAAGTAATTGTAAGAGGAAATTATTCCGGTGTATTTTTTGGAGAGTTAGTAGAAAGAAATGGTAGAGAAGTTAAGCTCGAAAATTGTCGTAGATTATGGTATTGGGACGGTGCTGCTAGCATATCGCAATTAGCGATCAATGGTACGACTAATCCAGGTGAATGTAAATTCACTGTTACGGTTCCAGAGATAGAGATTCTGGATGCAATTGAGATTATTCCGTGCTCAGATAAATCTGTTAAATCTATCGAAAGTGTTTCAGTATGGGCAAGGTGATGGAAGATAGAATAAAACAGTTTCTGAGTATTAGCTCTGGCTATGGCTCTGGCTATGGCTCTGGCTCTGGCTATGGCTCTGGCGATGGCTATGGCTCTGGCTCTGGCGATGGCGATGGCTATGGCTATGGCTCTGGCTATGGCTCTGGCTCTGGCTCTGGCTATGGCTCTGGCTCTGGCTATGGCTCTGGCTATGGCTCTGGCTCTGGCTATGGCTCTGGCTATGGCTCTGGCGATGGCTATGGCTCTGGCTATGACATAAAATCTGTAAATGGGAATACTATTTATATAGTAGATAATATACCTACTATAATTACAAATGTAAAAGGTAACATTGCAAAAGGATTTATCCTCGGTTCCGACTTATCTCTTACTCCTTGTTTTATAGTAAAAGGGAATGATCAGTTTTCTCATGGTAATACTCTACACGAGGCATTTGAATCTTTGCAAGAAAAGCTTTATGATGATAGTACAGAAGAGGAAAGAATTGATAAGTTTAAAGAGCATTTTTCTGACTTTTCAAAAAAATACTCTGCTAAGGAATTTTTTATATGGCATCATGTGCTTACTGGGAGCTGTAAAGCTGGGAGAGAGTCTTTTTGTAGGGATAAAGGTATAGATGTAGATAATGATAAGTTTACCGTCTATGAGTTTATAGAACTAACTAGAAATTCGTACGGCGGTGAGGTTATCCGCAAATTATCTTGATTTAATCCCGGTGTCCGTTGATTCGGTATCCGGGAACTATTTTAACCACTTTAAATAATATATGATATGAAGGAATGGAATGATAATTGTCTTGAACTTTACGATAAGATAAGGCAAGTTCCAGGCAATGCTAAAAAAACAATTTCAGCAGGTCGTTTAAAAGGAAAGACAGATATCAATCCTATGTGGAGAATTAAAACTCTAACAGAACAGTTTGGCCCTTGCGGATTTGGTTGGCGTTATGAGATTATAAAAATGTGGAATGAACAAGGTGCAAATGGAGAAATATCAAGCTTTGTGCATATCAACCTTTTCGTCAAATATAATGGTGAGTGGAGTGAAGGAATACAGGGGGTTGGAGGAGCTTCATTTGTTGTTAACGAAAAGAATGGAGCATATACGTCAGACGAATGTTATAAAATGGCTTTAACTGACGCTATATCTGTTTCTTGCAAGGCTTTGGGTATGGCTGCTGATGTGTATTGGGACAATGATTCTACCAAGTATAATAAATCACAAATAGAAAATGATAATCGCAAAGTTTTAAACGCTTCTCTTCTCGGGAGAGAAGATTTGATGAAATGGATTTATAGGAATGAATCTTTTGCAAGAGAAAATAAACAACGTTTTTCTATAATTAATTTGATAGAGAAGAATTATAGATGTACGAATGATGACATAAATAAGATTTCCGAAAATTATTATCAATATAAAGTAAATCATAATCTGCAATGAGTAATAAACTAATAATCAACAGAATCCCATCTTCCAAGACGGAACAGAAAGAAATGGCTAATGCTTTTATTTCCAAAGTTATTGATGGTGATATAAATCCGATTGATGCAGTGGTTCAGATGAAAAGTATTTCTGAAACAATAAATACGTTTTTAAAGGATGAAAACATAAAAGATGCAGTAATACAAGAATGCGAGAAATATGGGAAAGGTGAGTCTCCCAGCTATTTAGGTGCAGTAATTCAAATAAAGGAAATTGGTGTTACATATGATTTTTCCATTTGCAATGATCCTGTATATAGTCGTCTTATTAAACAGAGGGAAGAAATAAACCAGCAATGTAAAGACAGGGAGACTTTTTTAAAAGCAATTTCTAAGCCTAAAACTGAAATTGACGAAGATAGTGGAGAAGTTTTTACCTTAAATCCTCCATGTAAACAAAGTACAACATCGTATAGTATAACATTTAAAAAGTAAGTAATATGAGTAGTTTATTTGGTAGCATCTGCCTCTCGGATATTCCCCGTGAGCAGATGAAAAAAGTAATGTGTAAAGATGGTAAAGAGCGTATTTTCCTGAATATATGGGTAGGAGAGCGTAAGGAACCTGCTACATTTGGAAGTAACACTTACACACACTATGTATCCTGTTCTCCTAAAAAGGAAGAAAGAAAAGATGGGGTAAATTACTTCTTGGGTGACTTGCAAACTTATAATCCACAACCAAGTGCTCCAAGTATGGAACAGGTTGATTCAGCTCCCAGTGTTTCACCTGATGACGACCTTCCTTTTTGACCTATGTTAGCAATGCGGTTATGTGCCTTATCAGTGTTGGCGATAGCTATTCTGATAAATTTTAGAGGAAAGCGTGATGACAGATATATCATATCAGGAATCTATATGATAATATCATGGCTAATAATGATTTACAGTAAATTATAAATCATGTTGTACGATCTTTCTAATCCATTACAAGCGGAACAGTTTAAATCTCGTTCCGCTTTGCTTGTTAAAAACGGGAAAATAGTAGAATTAACAGAAAAGAAGCCTAAAAGAAGCCTGAATCAAAATTCTTATTTATGGCTTCTTATTGGATACTGGGCTACGCAAACAGGATATACAAATGATGAAGCAGAGTCAATATATAAGGAAATAAACAAGGACATTTATTTTGTAGATAAAGAAATAGCCGGTGAGAAAGTGAGATACATAAGGCATACTTACGAGCTTGACACGAGAGAAATGTCGCTATCTATAGAAAGATGGAGAAATTGGTCTGTAATGAATGAAGCTTTTTCTGTATATCTCCCTGCCCCAAACGAGGAACGACTAATACAACTGATGGAAATTGAAGTTGGAAGAAACAAAGAATTTGTATAAAAATAGTTATTTATGATGCACACATGGTTTGAAGTGAAAATCCGTTATGAGAAAGTAGCGGAAAATGGAATGCAGAAAAAGGTTACAGAACCTTATTTGTTTGATGCTCTGTCTTTCACAGAGAGTGAAGGTAAATGTATTGAAGAAATGACACCCTTTATCAGTGGGGAGTTTACAGTTTCTGATATAAAGAGAGCTAATTATTCGGAGATATTCTTTTCTGAAGAAGAATCGGCTGATCGCTGGTTTAAATGCAAATTGGTATTTATCACGCTTGATGAAAAAAGCGGTGCTGAAAAGAAAACATCTACTCATGTACTTGTTCAGGCTTCCAATTTAAGAGATGCTGTCAAGAAGCTAGACGAAGGCATGAAGGGGACGATGGCAGATTATCAAATAGCATCTGTGTCTGAAACGCCTATTATGGATGTATATCCTTATGAAGCAAAGGAATAGCTTTGTTAACCTTTTTACCCCAGCCTGCTTGTCTGTGAAGATTGGCGGGCGAACATGGAGATGCGCAGTGGAGTGCTTTTGACTTTCGAGAGGTGCACATGTTAGAAAGTACGGTACGTGAGATATAAGGAGTAATTAACCTTGGAAGTAGCGCAAAAGGATTTAGTCCTTGATTGGGTGTTCGAATCGCCCCGTCGCCACATGAAAATAACAATCACCAAACAAGAATGCCAGACGATAGTATGGAATATAAGACAATAATCAAAGGGAACGCTCCTTCTAAGGCTAATTGCTATAAGATAGTATCAATCAACGGGCACGGATGCCTAGCCAAAACTCATTCCTTGAAAAAGTATGAGGAATCCTTTATTTGGCAGGCAGGAAAGTTGAGGGATTTGAATATCAACGAGCCATTTGAGTTCTATATTGATGTGTACTACCCAAGTAAACGGAGCGACCTTGATAATGTATTAAAGCTACAATTAGATGTGCTTCAGCGAATCAAATGCATTAAGAACGACAATAATTGTTGTCTTATTCATGCACGCAAGTTTGTAGACAAGGAAAATCCACGTGTGGAGATAACGATTAGGACTTTGGATTAAAAAAATAAGATTTTCATTTGGTATTTTGAAATTTGAGTGTATCTTTGCGGTGAACACGCCAAGTTCATGTATTAGACATTATTTGTAGTAGCTATTTTTGTGGCTATGCTTTGCGTTTATATTGCAAGATATAGGGGCTATCACTCACATGAGTTACTACAATTATGTAATAACTTGGACTTGGCGGTTCGTGAGGCGATAGCCTTTCTTATTTTAATAACTCAAATTTCATCACATGCCAAGTCCAATGAAATTGAGTAGCAATCGAAGTATAGTAAATTGTAGACTCACGTCTGCACACGACACGTGCATCTTATCATTATCTTCTTCAACCGAAGAAATCAAACGTTATTTCAAAACTATTCTGGCTATTTCCAAAATGGAAATAACCTATCCTGTAAACCTTGATAGTTGCTGGATGTTGTGCTATTCAGCAAAAGACAAGGCTGTACGAGCTTTAAAAGAAAGTTTCATAGAAGGCGTTGATTATCAGCCGCTCGCCCAAAATGGTGAGCGAACGAGAGGCGGGCAAAATAAGATTGACTACTACCTCTCCGTCTCCTGCCTTGAATACTTCATCGCTCGCAAGGTTCGTCCTGTATTTGATGTGTATCGTGAAGTGTTCCACAAGACAGCCGAAGTACTACCAAAAGTAGCCAAGTCAAGCGCAGCAGACAAACGAAGAATAGCGGCTCTTGAAAAAGAGCTTGAACGAACAAGGGAAACGCTCCGATGGACTAGAATAATCGAGCGACAGGAAGTAGAGCTAAAGTGTTCATGTTTCCATTATCTCGTTAAAACGAAACAGTACGATAAATGGGAAGAATATAGAAGGACAGGGATAATTAAAAGATAATAGCCATGATTGAAATATTAATCGTGCTTGGTATCCTATATGTGGGCTACCTCACTTTTCGCAAAAAGGGAGAGAAGTTTTTTTACCAAAGTAAAATCTAAAAATTTAATTATATGAAGACAAATCAAATTATGGTTCGCCCGATGGGTGAATTCAAAGTAACACAACGAACTTGTGATGGCTTTTTCAATGCAACGGAATTGCTGAAGCAGTGGAATTCACATGTTGATAATCAGCAAATTCTAAATACCCAGAAAAATGGGGTTTTAAAAAAGAAGGATTTGGATGACTATATGAATAATAGTTCAACATCTGATTATATAAAGGTGATATTAGAGAAGGAGAACATTCACAGCGGCAAGGGTATAATTGATGCCACAAGAGGAAAACATGGAGGTACTTGGGTTCATCCGATGCTATTTATAGATATAAGTATGTGGATTAATCCCTACTTCAAATACGATGTAGTAAAATTTGTTCAAGACGAAATGATTAAGTTTCGTAATTTGTCTGGCGATGCTTATCCAACAATGTGTAAGGCCGTAAAATCTATTCTTCCCGAAGAAATATTCAGAGAAAAAGTAAAAGACCTTGCTCGTTCTCTTAATATCATAGTATATGGGAAGCATGAAAGTGAAATGAGAAACAAAATTGCAGACGAAAGCAAGTTGAGGGAATTATACGAACTTGAAATGAATATCGCACAATGGATTGAGATAGGTATAGTAAAAAACTATCAGCAATTAAAATCTGCACTTACCAACTTGTATTACAAAAAACATCCAAACGTATTACCGATTTAATGTAACCAACGGGGGCTACTGGTAGGTAGCCCTACAACAATATTAATCATGAAAAAGAAATCAGACAAGCAAGTTATCCGCCCAGATACTTGCGCAAAATGCAATAATGGAACTATTGTTCCCACAGCCAAGGGAAATCCACGTATTGCCTACTGTTATAAGCTTAAACGGCGTTTTGTCGCTGATAGTAAGAGAAATTGTATTCATGCGTATTAATTAAACAATTATGGCTGGAAGACCTACAAAGCAGGGAATAGATTATTTCCCTATGGATGTTGGTTTCTTTACAGATGTTAAGATAAGAAAGATATCACGGGCCTGTGGGTCTCAATCTACTTCTATACTTATTTGCCTGCTGTGTAATATCTACAAGGATGAAGGGTATTACATTTTGTGGGACAAAGATTTGCCTTTTGTTATTGCTGACACAGTTGGGGTTTCCGAGGGCGCAGTAAAAGAAGTTTTGATAAAATCATTACAGGTTGGTTTTTTCGATCAGGAACTTTATGAGAAATATAAAATACTCACATCTTCTGGCATTCAAAAGAGATTTCTTCTTGCTACTTATCAACGCAAAGAAACGACTATTATCCCCGAATATTTAATTAATTGTGCAAACAATTCAATTAATTGCACAAATAATTCAATTAATCATAGCGATAATGAACAAAGTAAAAGTAAAGTAAAAGTAAATAGAAAGAAAAGAAAAGAAAAGGAAAATAATAAAGAAACTTCTCCTAACGGAGAAGAAAAGAAAGACGAGCTTTCTTTGTCCCACTCCCAAAAAATTGATTGGGTAGGTTTGATGAATTGGTATAATAGCTTGTTTAGAGATAAGCTTCCGGCTATAAAATCAATGACCGAAACACGGAAGAAAGCAGTTAAAGCACGTATAGCCCAATACGGCAAAGAAAGCATTAGAACTGTATTTAACCTTGTGCTTCAAAGTTCTTTTCTCCTCGGGGGCAATGACCACAACTGGAAATGTGATTTTGATTGGATATTTAAACAAGCTAATTATACAAAGATACTGGAGGGAAATTATAATGGAAAACGAGCTGATACTGCGACAACAAGAAGGGAGTCAGTTAGCCGCCTTAAGCAACTCGCCGGAGCAATACTGCAAGGCGCTGAATCCAAGAAGGATTGAAGACGTATTTCTTTCCCATGAACCTTTGATTGGGACTATAATTAAGAATCTTGGAGAGACAAAAGCTCGTGCAGCAGTAGTATATCTACTAGCTGACGCATTAGAATTCTTCAATGCAGCAGAAACGATGTCTGATGTCCAAGTTGCAATGACCGTAGATCTGATTATTGAGGAATATGCATACATGAAACTGGACGATATCAAGTTGTGCTTTAAAAATGCTATGAAGATGAAGTATGGCAAGATATATAATCGCATTGACGGTCAAGTTATTATGAGCTGGTTTAAGGAATACAATAAAGAGCGTTGCTCTACTGCTGATAATCAGTCATATAACGAACATAAAGCTCACAATGCAGAAGAAGCCAAGCCGACGAATGGCTTGTTTTATGAGGAATATCGTGCTGAACTTGAATCAAGAGCTAAAGATGGCGATGAAGAAGCTATAAAGGCTTTGGAGCTTTCCAACAGTATATCTGAAATGCTATGTCAAAGAAAGTTTGTCAAGCAAAAGGGGAATCTTGATAAGTTTTACACGTCAGATAGCAAAAGAAATGTTTAATGTTATAACACATAAATCATGCTAATAGGAACAACAGATCTTAATACGACTCTCAACTTAACGTATGTGTTGACAGATGTCGTAGAAACTCTTCTCCTCGACATGAGAAGTGAAATGAAAAAGCAGGGTTATGATCTGCGTCACGATGCCAAGCACAATTTCAACACGGCGATAGCCGCTATACGCCGGCTGAAGCAAGATGTAGACAAGACCCAGCTTTCTACTCAGGAGAACTTCGGAAACGACTCAGACTGTCTCCTTGCCTTCATCAAGCTGCTGATAGATCGCTGCGGTGACGACGACAAGGAAGAGGTAGCAGAAAAATTGGCTAAATGTGGTATGGTCGTAGTACAAGATGAAACATTCTATGTGGAACCAAAGAAAGAAGATCAGGCGTCCTAAATACTCATATGCTCCCATCGGTAGCCGGTGGGCAGTTTATCACTGGTTGGAGATAGGAGATATCCTCGAGGTAGACAAGGTTGGTGAATTCCCCACCTGTGAGGAAGCCCGCAAGGAGTGTTACCGGCTCAACGGCTGGAAATATGAAGAACCTGAGAAGAGAAAAAATAACCTCAAATATTAATAATTTAATTTTTTTACATTATGAATGAAATTTATTGGATGACCGTAGTTGGTAACCTGTCCACTGCGTTTATGGTCGTATGGATTGTAACTTTGATAATTATCCTTGGTATGTTGTTTGTCCTGGCAGCTTCGGAGGGTGATGTAATCGATGATGAGGACAGCGCACACGCATTCTTCAAATGGTTGAAGCGCTTTGTTGTCTGTGGTGTAATAGCGGCAATGGCGAATATTTTCATTCCGACGACCAAGGAGCTGCTTTATATCTATGGTATCGGTGGTACGATTGACTATATCAGAACAAATGATACAACAAAGCAGCTTCCGGACAAGTGTATCAAAGCGCTTGACCGTTTTGCAGATAAATATATTGACGAACCTGAAAAAGACAAATAATTATGGGAATGCACACATGGTTTGAATGTAAGATCCGTTACGAGAAAGTCGTTGAAAACGGAATGCAGAAAAAAGTGACTGAACCTTATCTGGTAGATGCTCTCAGCTTCACGGAGGCGGAAGCACGGATAATAGAAGAGACGACTCCCTTCATCTCCGGAGTGTTTACCGTCTCTGATATCAAACGCGCCAACTATAGCGAGATATTCCCCAGCGACGCAGAGTGTGACGACCGCTGGTTTAAATGTAAACTGTGCTACATCACATTGGATGATAAGAGCGGAGCCGAGAAAAAAACAAGTACCTATGTGTTGGTACAGGCTTCGGACCTCGAACGGGCGAAGAAGAACCTTGATGCCGGCATGAAAGGCACAATGGCAGACTATCAGGTGCCCTCAGTCGTAGAAACAGCTATCATGGATGTATATCCTTATACAGCTGACAAGGATGCCAAGCTTGAATCGGACGAAAAGAAAAAGGAGGAATGAGTAATCCAAAGGTAGTTGCAGTCCTGCTCATTGTATGTGAGCAGGACTCCCTTAATGATCCGAAAGAAACGGTGAGCGACTTAATCTTAGCGATGAAGAATTGACTTGAAATTAAATTTAAGATAGAGATGAATGTACTAAGTTTATTCGATGGCATGTCCTGTGGTCAGATTGCTTTGAAGCAGCTTGGCATTATCCCGGAAAAGTATTACGCTTCTGAGATAGACAAGCATGCCATCAAGCAGACACAACTGAACTTCCCGAACACAATTCAGCTCGGAGATGTCACCCGAGTAGATGTATCTCGGTTGGAACCAATTGACTTGTTGATAGGAGGCAGTCCTTGTCAGTCATCCTCTTTTGCCGGCAAACGTGTCGGGATGTCTACTGTGGATAAAGAAGAGATATACACTCTGGATCGCTACCTGGGATTAAAAGAAGAAGGCTTTCAATTCGAAGGGGAGTCTTATCTGTTCTGGGAGTATATGCGTATTCTGACTGACATCCGTAAATATAATCCGAATGTGCTGTTCTTGCTGGAAAACGTAGAAATGGGCAAGAAATGGGAACGGGTACTGAGCGAAGCAATCGGTGTGTATGGTGTGCATATCAATTCTGCCTTGGTATCGGCACAGAATCGGAGACGTATCTATTGGACGAATATCCGGACTAAGAGAAATGGATTGTTTGGCGAACTTCATTCTGACATACCGCAACCGGAAGATAAGGGGATTTTGCTGAAAGACATCCTTGAAGACGAAGTGGACGAGAAGTATTTTTTGAGCGATAAAGCCCTTTCGGGTATAATTAACCATAAGAAAAGACACATGGAAAAGGAGAGTGGCTTCGGAGCGCAATTTCCGACCGTGAAGAGCAATGCCTTGTTGGCTAGATGTTATAAAGACGGAAAAGAAAATCTGGTATGTTCTCCCCGTGGAAACAACACAGGAGGAGTATTTGGCGAGACCCTTAGGAATATTATCCAGATAAATCCGGTTTCCGGTAGCGGAGGTAAACAATCGTATCAACAGGACCGTATCTACGATGTTAATGGTATTTCTCCTGCTTTATGTAGGGGTGGTGGCGGAATGTCTCCTAATATTGCTGTAGGATTAATCCGTCGTCTGACTCCTACCGAATGCGCCCGCCTTCAGACTATTCCTTCCTGGTATAAATGGGAATGTTCCGACACGCAGCAGTACCGAATGCTAGGCAACGGATGGACAGGGGATTATATTGTGCACATCCTATCCTTTATGAAAGAGAAAATGAATATTAACGTAGCCTGAAAAGGCTCAAAACAAATCAGTAATGAGCAAAAGTATTAGTTGGGAATTATACTTGAAGATTCGGCAAGCAATCGACTTCCTTCGCAGCATGGAATGCGATACCCCCCTAAACCTCGGTTTTTCCGGTGGAAAAGATAGCGTTGTTATTCTTGACCTTGCAGAACGTTCCGGTATAAAGTATAACGCTATCTATGCCAATACTACCGTTGATCCTCCCGGTACGATTAGCTTTATAAAGAAGAACTATCCACAAGTACAGATAATGCACCCGGAGAAATCTTTCTTTAGACTGATTGAGGAAAAAGGTTTTCCGTCCCGTTTGCGTCGGTTCTGTTGTGAGAAGCTGAAAGAACGATACGGAATTGGTAAGCGAAGTATTGAAGGAATGAGAGCTGCCGAAAGTATAAATCGAAAAGATTATGAGCCGGAGCAGTGTGATACAAGAAAATGGATGAAAGGAGCAAAGCATATTCTTCCTATCCTCACATGGACAGAAGAAGATGTTTGGAATTACATTCGTGAGCGTGGTTTGCCATATTCAAAGTATTACGATGCTCCATATAACCTTTCTCGACATGGTTGCGTAGGTTGCCCGCTCTGCAATTACAGGCAGATGCAGTTGGAATTTAAGATGTTCCCCGGCTATGCTCGTAAAGTGATAGCATCCGTTGGAATATACATGAATACTCATCCGAATGGCTTTCTTGCTCGCAATTTCTCGGACGGATACGAGGCTTTCTACTACTACATCAATGAAATACCCATTGCGGAGTTTCACGAATTAAAGAAAGGCTTATTCGGTTTCAATGCAAAGGAAATTGTTCAAAGGGAAATTTTAAATCAAATAACGTAAAACAAATCAATAATGAATAAAGATAATATTATTCCACCTATGACGCATCCTTATGGGATGTG